GAAGTAGCAGGCGGTGTTGCCGGTAAAGCAATTAATAAGCTAGTAGACGCTGGTACTGCTGTTATGGGTAAAGTAGCGGATATTAATCAGTTGCCTAAACAATTGGCGGCCAAGATTGCCCGCAAATCATTTGAAACACCTACAAACGTGGCTGCTGGACGCAATGCGCTACAAGAAGCCGTTAAAGCTGGCGATGACGTAACGGCTCAACAAGCCCTTGCACAAGGCAACGTAGTGGCTCCTGGCGCTCAAGCAGTGCTTCAAAAGACTATTTCTAAGACATCACCCGCGGTGCAGGAAACTAAAGCGCTAGCTGATGAAGCGGCGCGTATGTCTACTATTAAAGAAATTACGCCAGACCTTAAGGCAGGTATTGACGCACGTAAAGCTGCGGCTGATCCATTCTATAAAGCGGCTGACGCTGCAATTGTTCCATTAGATAAAGACGTATCTGCCGTATTAGCCCGTATGCCTGAAGGCACCTTGGCTGCTGCGGCAAACATCGCCAAAATGGAAGGCCGTCCTTTTGTCATGGGCAAGACTACCGCGCCCACAATGCAGCCTACTGGCGTACTTGATGCAGCCGGTAATCCTGTAATGCGTGAAGTTGCAGGCAATACCGCTGAATTAACTGGCGAGTCTATGCACTTTATACGCCGCGCGTTGTCCGATATAGCGTATGGCTCACCTTCGGCTGGCATTGGTCGTGATACTCAAATAGCTGCGCGTGGTTTATTAGATGACTACACCAAAGTATTTGAAACCAAAGTACCAGAATATAAACAAGCTAGAGCCGTATTCTCTGACTTATCTGCGCCTGTTAACCAAGCGCAAGTCCTTAAAGAGATGGCGTCTGTGCTAGAGAAACCCGGCGGCGGCGAGCGTATTGGCCCATTCCTTAACGTATTAGGCCGCGGCGAAACCGCTATGCTTAAACGTGCGGGTGGTAAAGGCGCGCCGCGCTATGAGTCTTTGGCTGAAGTATTGACACCTGAGCAGTTGCAAGCTGTACGTGGTGTAGCTGACCAATTGGCTACCGACGCGTCTGTAGGCAAGCAAATTTCTGCTGGTCAACAGTTGGCTACTAAGTTACTTAAAGACGAATTGCCAAACTATCGTTTGCCTAATATCTTTAACGTAATTGCTACTACCGCTAACAAGATGCTTGACGTATTAGGTCTTAAAGTTGGTGAAAAGACTGTTAAAGAAATTGCTAAAGCAGGTGAAACTGCTCAATCTTTTGACGAGTTACTTGCGTTGTTGCCAGGGCAAGATCGTGTAAAGGTACTAAAAGCTATAAGTGATCCTGATACTTGGGCTAAAATCAACACCGTAGCTAAGAACCCCGCGGTGTCAAAAGCTTTAATGGGTGTTTCTGCTGATGTACCTGAGATGCCAGCCAATGCGCTTGCGCCCCAACAACCACAAAGTCAAAATGCGCTTGCGAGGTAGAAATGGATTGGCAGATTTTAATCAACATAGGCGGTGCTGCCGCCCTATCTAGCCTTGGATGGTTTGCGCGTCAGATATGGGACTCAGTGCAACAGTTAAAAGATGACGTTAAGCAGATTGAGATTGATCTGCCTACGCATTACATCAAAAAAGACGAAATCAAAGAGCGTTTTGATCGTATTGAGATGTTGCTTGATAGACTTTACGAAAAACTTGAACAAAAGGCAGATAAATGAGCGAACCTACCTATATTGAAACCGCTAAAGAAGTCGCTGGCAAAGCTATTGGGCGCCACGGCTTAATCTATATCACCATCATCGTAGCTATGGGTGTAGGCGCGTCTATTGTGCTTGACGAAGGAAAGATGGCCGCCGTTATGGGTTTGTTAGGCGCATCACTCACGGCTCTTATATCTATGTTAAATGGCGTGGCTGGTGCTAATCCTAAGCAAGAAAAACCTGAATTTGAGATTATGAAAGAATTAATCTCTCGTTTAGATGGTATGGCAGACCGTGACCCAATGTCTGTAGAAGTAGAAGGTGAAAAGGTTACTGTTCGCAAAGGCGATAACAAAACTACGGTAGGTCGATAATGTTTCCACTAGGCGCAATACTTGACGTAGGAATGAAGCTAGTAGACAAGTTCTTTCCAAATCCCGAAGATAAAGCAAAAGCCCAATTAGAACTGTTGCAGATGCAACAGAATGGCGAATTAGCGCAAATCAACGCTGATATTGCAGAGCAACAAGAACTCACTAAACGCCAACAAGCAGACATGATGAGCGATTCTTGGTTATCCAAGAACATTCGCCCAATGACCCTTATATTTATCCTTGGCGGTTATTTTGTATTTGCTATGATGAGCGCATTTGATTTAGATACCAACAGAGCCTATGTAGAACTGCTTGGGCAATGGGGTATGTTGATTATGTCCTTTTACTTTGGCGGCCGTACCCTTGAGAAAATCATGGATATGCGAGCTAAAGAAAAAGTAACTGAAACGGAAATCAAAGATGCAAAGTAACTTTGAAGCGTGTTTAGCCAAACTATTAGTCCACGAAGGTGGCTATGTTAACCATCCTGATGACCCAGGCGGCATGACCAATTTAGGTGTTACTAAGCGGGTATGGCAAGAATGGGTAGGGCATGATGTTTCTGAAAAAGAAATGCGTAACCTAACCCCGACAATGGTTGCACCTTTATACAAAAGGAAATACTGGGATGCTTGCCACGCTGATGAGCTTATATCTGGTCTTGACTATTGCGTTTTTGACGTCGCTGTTAACTCGGGTGTCGGGCGCGCCGTTAAGCTACTACAGTCAAGCGTTGGGGCTACTCCTGATGGTGGTTACGGTAGCATTACTGCTGCATTAGTCCGAGAAGCAGAAAAAGACCCAACAAGACTGATTGAGTTATTTTCCGCTAAACGACTAGAGTTCCTAGAATCCCTTAAAGCTTTTCCTACTTTTGGTAAAGGTTGGAGCCGTAGAGTTGCTGAAGTTAAGGCTGACTCTCTTGCAATGGTTCCTCAAGATACTTCTCAAGCCTAGCAATCCGTTGGTTCTCAAAGCTGCACAACGTAGTGTAATACTCAGCATGGGTCTTGTTCTCAAGATAACCACGCTTGGCGTTCTCTAGTTCTTTAGCAGCTAAAGTTTTGGCTGGGGGTGGATTAGTTAGTAACAACCAAAGTCTTTTTATTGAGTTCATGCTTATCTCCCAAAGATTGAATCGTACATTGGCGTCAACGACGGCGCTGGCGTGTTGTAGCTTGGCATTACCATTGGTGCTACAGGCGACATTACAGTGCCTACAGACTGCCCTTGTGGGCCATAGACGTAGGTAGTGTTACCCGAGCGCATTGCGGTGCCTTGTGACTGCCCTTGTGGGCCATAAAAGTATTGCGTATTGCCTGACTGCTGAACCGTGCCTAAACTTTGCCCTTGAGCGCCGTATAGGTAAGTTGTCTGCGCTTCTGTTGCGCCGCAAAAAAAGCCAAGGGTAAAAGCGATTGCTACTAAAAAAAGATCTCTCATTTTTGTTTCTCCTGGGTGATTACTTCACGATAAGCCTTAATTGCGTCCTTAACGTCCTGGCGCAACGCTTGCATTTCAACGTACATTTCTTCTGCCAATTTAGCCAAATTTTCATGGCTCCATGACCTAAAATCAGGTGGGCTCATGGTTTTACCGCCAAACTCATTAGCTCAATACGCTCACGGGATACTCGCAAGACGTTATAGCGCTGATGTAAACGCTGCAATACAGACGCCCGCTTTTCACCATGCTTTTCCAATTGGAGTAGGGATAGCACTTCTTCCTCGCTCATCATGGATAACTGATTATTTAAGGCTCGCCAGCTTAGCTTCTTCATTTTTTATGCGCTCCTTTATTGCTTTGATTTCTTCAATCACTTTGGTCAAATTACGCGCAGCCGAACCATAGTTGCGTACACGAATGACGCTTTCAGCTTGTTTTAGCTTTAGTTTTGCTTTTAGCTGCATTATTCTTTTCACTTTGTAACCTTTCAATTTCTTTAATTAAATCGCGGATCATTAGCTCGATATTGGTGCTTGGCGCGTATTCGGCGATGTCGTCAGCCAACTTCTTTGCTTCATCTAATAACTTCATTTCAACTCCTCTAATGCAATGTCTGAAATAGCCCGTTTATCCTTCAAAGCGTCCCAAATCCTCAAATCAATCGTTTTATTGGTCAATAAGAGGTAAACCCATACATCATGCTTCTGACCGCTGCGGTGCAAGCGGCCTATTGTCTGCTCGTACAACTCAAGGCTCCAAGGCAAAGATACAAAGACCATCTTGCTACCGCCGTGTTGAAGGTTTAGCCCATGCCCGGCTGACTTAGGATGAATCAATAACAGTTCAATCTTGCCATCGTTCCAACGCTCAATAGCCTTGTCATCGTTGATTGTCTGTGCGTTGGGATACCGACGCTTAAGTTCAGCTAATTCTTCAATAAAGTTGTAAACAATAATGGTATTGGCGTGTTGGTTTTCCTCAAGCAATTCGTCAAGCAAATCAAATTTGTGGGTGCTAAACCATATCGGCGTCTTGGTCACATTCATGCGTCCAGGGCGGTTTGATGCGGTTGTGACCGTTTCATAGACCCAACCACCTGCCATCTGTTGCAACTTGCCTGTAACTACGCCTGCATTGACGGCGGTAATCTGCACGTCTTTAAACTCAAGAACAAAGTCCTTCTTCATCTTCTCGTATGGGGCGCGGTCAGCCAAATCACACTTCATCTCAACGGTATGGCATGGCGGCAGCTTGTCAGCGTATTCGCCAGCTTCCAATACAAATGTTGCAGGTTTGATGCGTTCCATGACTTTTCCTAATGAGCCTACCCGAGGCTCCCACTCGCCAAAGTCCTTATTGACTAGGACGAAATACTGCTGCATAAACGCGCCTTTGGCACGTCCAAGTAAGTCTTGGTTAACAATCTTGCATTGACCAAACACATCTTCAAGCCCATTGGAGGTAAACGAACCTGTCAAACCCCAACGAATTTTGATTGCGTCTACTACTTTAGCCAATGCTTTAAAGCGCTTGCCTGATGGATTTTTGAGTTTTGTTAACTCATCAAACACGATGCCATCAAAATTTAATTCTTGTTCTGATAACCATTGGATGTTGTCGTAATTAGTAACTACTACGGGAAAACCCGAATGTAATGCTTGGGCGCGTTGCGCTGGTGTACCAACTGCAACGGTCAACGGCATATCAGTAGCCCACTTCGGTTGCTCAATAGGCCATACGTCAGTACAGACGCGCTTAGGAGCCAATACAAGCCACCGTTTAACAAACTTATAGCGCAGCATATCTTGCATGGCTGTCAGCGTCAGGGCGGTCTTTCCCGCGCCCACAGGGGCAAGGATCATGGCACGATCGTTCTCGTACAAGAAGTCGGCTGCCTTTTCTTGGTAATCGCGTAGCTTCATAGCTTCTCTACCAAATCAATGCCATCGCCAATCCACTGCATAACAGGCACCGCCATTGAGTTGCCAAGGGCTTTGTAGCGTAATCCTTCAGGCGATGTGTCTTTTTTACGCCACGGAATGTTAGTAAAACTATCAGGAAACCCCTGCAAACGCTCGCACTCAGTAGGCGTCAAGCGACGCACTTTGACTGAATCAGCAACAAACGTCTGAGCGTGGTGTGACTGAACCGATGGGCGTAACGCTTGTAGGGCAGGCGTAACAGTCAACGGCGTAGCGCTAAACGTATTGGCGCCTGCGTCCTCACGGATGGAATATGCCTCAACAATAGGCACGTTGCCACCACCTGTACCCCAACGGCTAGTCACGGTCTGACAGGTTTCGCCCATCTCTTTGACACGGCTGTCGGCGGGGTGTGTTTCGTAAACCTTTTGCACTAAGAAGGTTTCGCTTCCTCCACCGAGAACTCCACCGCTTGCCTTAAGGGTTCCTCCAATATCTCCCTCGCGGTATTGAGCAAGGCTACTTTCAAAGTATGCGGTAGGTTCTTTCCTCGGCGGTGCGCTCGGCGCAAGATCCCGGCGCAAGCTATGTCGCTCAAATAATACTGCGGCGGCAGGTCGCCAATCTCCAAGGTGTCCGACAACAAAGACACGACGGCGTCGCTGTGCCACTCCACAGTACTGAGCGTCAAGCACTCGGTAGCTGAACCCATACCCGAGTTGAGCCACCGCCCCGAGGAAGGAACCAAAGTCCCGTCCTCCTGAGCTTGACAAGACACCTGGGACGTTTTCCCAGACAAACCAGTTCGGTCTAAAGTGGTCAAGCATTCCGCAATAGACGAGTGCCAAGTTACCACGCGGGTCATCCATTCCTTTCCTGAGTCCTGCGACTGAGAAGGATTGACAGGGGGTTCCTCCAACGAGAAGGTCAATTGATCCATCTAAATTCCACTCCTTATATTTGGTCATATCACCAAAATTGGTGACATCGGGATAGTGATGCGCTAATACGGCTGATGGGAACGGCTCAATCTCGGAAAAGCCCGCAGGCTTCCAACCTAGATCGTGCCAAGCCATCGTGGCCGCTTCGATACCGCTACAAACTGATAAATATTTCATAAGTCAGCAACCCATTGCATAACGTCCTCTTTCGTCCATAAACAAGCGTATTTCTGCTTTAACGACCACATTTCATCCGCAAATAGCTCTTGGAGAGGCGATAACTCACCTCCTTTAGGGCGCTTGATCTCGACAAACCAGGTATCGCCATTAGGCAAACAAGCAACGCGATCAGCAACCCCACGCTGGTTAATAGACTTGAATTTATAAGTCTTGCCGCCAATTGAGGCAACCGCCCAAACAAAGTATTTTTCAATCTCTGCTTCTCTTTCAGGTTTATTTTTTGTATTCATGTAAAAAAGTTTAGCACAGATTAAAAAGTTGTGGTAAAGTTTAATTTCAGTCAACTAAAGTAAAGGAATCAAAATGGAACTCACGAAACACTCCAACGTAGTGGGCGGTTCAACTGCCAAACGTGTTATCGGTTGCCCTGGCTCAGTAGCCTTGTGCGCCAAGATGCCCCCTAAGCCATCTAGCAAATACGCTGACGAAGGCACCCTACTTCATAACGTCATGGACTTGATCCTGACTACCAACCAAACCCCTGAGTCATTTGCGGGTATGGAATACGAAGGCATCAAGTTAACCCAAGAGCTAATAGACGAGAAGGTTTATCCTGCGCTACGAGCTTTGGACGAGATCGACCCTAACAAGGAGATGGAATATGCAACAGAAACCCGTGTTGGCTTTGGTGATTTTTTGCCTGGTGTTTTTGGCAGCACTGACTTACTTGGACGTATCGGAAAGCGGGCGTTTATTCTTGATTGGAAATTTGGTAGTGGGGTTCCGGTACCTGCTGATGACAACCCACAGCTAATGTTTTACGCGGCTGCGGCCATGCGTACCCCTGAAGTGCAATGGGTGTTTGATGAGTGCGACGAGATCGAGTGCATCATCGTGCAACCCCCATCTGTAAAGCGTTGGGTTACAACAACCAAGCGCATCAAAGCGTTTGAACAAGAACTAGCAATGGCGGTCAAGATTAGTCAAATGCCTGACGCACCGTTAAACGCGGGCGATCATTGCCGTTGGTGTGCTGCCAAGCCTACTTGCCCTAAGATTACAGGTGCAGTTGACCGCGCGTTGCACACCAAAATTGATTCGCTTGATGTAGTTCAAATATCTGCGTATCTTAAAACCGCAGATATATTAGAGCAGTGGATTACTGACGTCCGTGGTCTAGCGCACCAAGTGTTAGATGCGGGTAAACCAGTACCAGGCTTTAAATTGGTTGCTAAACGCGCTATTCGCCAATGGGCTGACGACGATCAGGCTTTGGTTGCTATGATGAACGAGGGTATTCCTGAAGATGAATTGCTCATCAGTAAGGTAGTATCACCAGCCCAGGCTGAAAAAGTATTGAAAAAGCATGGCAAGCAATTGCCTGCCAATCAAGTAGTAGCAGTAAGCAGTGGCAGTACGTTGGTTGAGGAATCAGACCCAAGACCGGCGGTTTTACAAATCGGGCAGCAACTCACCGCAGCCCTCTCTAAACTTCAATAAGGAATCAATTATGTCAAATATCACTACATTCTCAGGTGCAAATCTCCCTTCAGTAAAGTCATTAGCAACAGCGTTGCGTACCATTGAAACTGATGTTGGCGGTGCAGGCACCGTTATTATCAAGATGGACAAAACAGGTCATTGGGTATTCGGTGCAGATCAGACCGAAATCGAAACTGACTCTACTTGGGCAGTTAATCCTTTTTCATTCGTTCATGGCTACATAGCATGGGGTGATGGCGAAGTGTTGGCTGAGAAGATGGTCAGCGTAAGCCAGCCATTGCCTGAACTCGAAGCAGCGCCTCCTGGTGCTAAAAAGGGTTGGGAAACGCAAGTTGGTATGTCTATCAAATGTCTTGATGGCGAAGATAAAGGTATGGAAGCCCGTTACACCACAACGTCAGTTGGCGGTAAGAAAGGCGTTCAAGCCCTTGCAGTTGCCATTGCTACGCAAGTAGAAAAAGATCAAGGCAAACCAGTCCCAGTTGTTACGCTTGATAAAGAACACTACACCCACAAGTCGTATGGCCGTATCTTTACCCCTGTTTTCAAAGTATTGGAATGGGTCAGTATGGATGGTGAAGCCCAAGCAGAAGAAGCGCCTGAAGAATTAGCCGCGCCCGAAGCTGAAGCAGCGCCAGCACGTCGCCGTCGTACAGGAGCTTAATATGAATATTAATTTAGAACTCACAATTGAAGAAGTGAATGGTTGCCTGATGGCATTGGGCAAAGCGCCTTATGAACTAGCGCAGCCGATCATTGACAAGATCAAGTCACAAGCTATGCCACAAGTGCAGATGACACCTGCCCCTGTTGAAATAGTACAAGAATCAGAGTAATGAATTGGGGTGGTTAGGCAGACGTTCGAGGATGTTGCAAGTATGGGTTTTTTCTGCCTTCAACCATACGCGCAGTAGCAATTAAATCGACACCCCAATCTATAAAGTACAGTAAAGGACAATAAAATGAAAGATTTAAAAGACTCAGGTTTAGTTACGCAATTAGTGGTTGTCGCCACAATGATGCCAAAAGTAAAGCATTACATTGATGATTTAATTGCTGAAAATGAAGCGCTAAAAGTGTCACATATTAAATTGGAAAAAGGCATAGTCAAAGATTTAAATCAACGACAAATGAATGAACCAGTAGCGTGGATGCTTGCAGATAAAGAAGTTAAATGTATCCGTAGCATCATGGCGGTGCAACATGACTTTGTACCACAAGGATGCGTTGAAATTCCACTCTATACCCATCCAGTAAAAGAACTAACAGATGAGGAAATAAATGAATTGGCAAATACATATTTATATGTTTTAAATGATGTTCCTTACGCTGACGATATAAAAAACTTTGCTAGAGCAATACTAAGAAAGGCACAAAAATGACTGAAGAACAACAAGTAAAAGAATGGATGGAATGGTACTTACAACCGCCAGTTAATGTTTTTGAAAAGTATGGCGATGCCCTTGAATTTACAGCAAAAGAAAAAGCTATGTCGGCAATACTAAAAAAGGCACAAGAGAAATGAGCCTAACTGAAATGCGTGAAGATTTATGCACCCAAAAACGAGTTAGTAGGTCAAGGGTTACTTACGATATTAATTATGACCAAGAAGTTATTTATACCCAAGAAGGTTGGAGTGATGGTCAAACTACAGTTTGGGACAATGAACTGGGTATTGTATTAGTAGATGCTTTGACTAAACATGGAAAGGCACAAGAGAAATGAAAACAAACCATGACGGCACAATTACTTTAAATGCTTACGATACTTGGACTTCTTGTCTTGCTTGCGGTCAAAGAGTTACAGGCGATTCTATTCATACCTGTTCACCACAGTTTATAGTTGCTTCACTTCCGCCTAAACCAGTAGGCTATTGGAAAATTGGTGACGGTTATAGTTACATGAGCATGGCAATGTATAAAAAATTTACTCCTGAACAAATTAAGAATACCGAAGAATTGCTTGGATGGGTTTGGGTTGAAGGAAAGGCACAAGAGAAATGATCTTGTGGCTCGACTACGAAACACGCTCACGATGCGATTTACGCAGTCGGGGCGCATATAATTACGCTCAGGATCCTAGCACCCAAATCATCTGTATGGCGTATGCCTTTGATGATGAGGACGTTGCTTTATGGACACCCGACCAACCTTTTCCTAAACGTATAGCGCAACACTTTTTTGGTGAAGATCAGATCAGGGCGCACAACGCAGGCTTTGACCGCCTTATTACCGAATTCGTTTTATGCCACGACTTTAAAGCGCCGACGCCTTTATTGACACAATGGTATTGCACCGCCGCACAAGCACGGGCTAACTGTGCGCCAGGCTCACTTGAGGACGTTGGCCGCTTTGCTAGCTCGTCCATGCGTAAGGATCACCGAGGCAATCAACTCATCCGTTTGTTGTGTATCCCTAAAGCTGATGGTACATTCAATACAGACCCCACCTTGTTGGCAGAAATGGGTAACTACGCCTTGCAAGACGTGCGAACCATGCGAGCTATCTCACAAGCCATGCGCCAGTTGTCGCCTGACGAGTTGCTTGATTATCATGTCAATGAGCGCATCAATGACCGTGGGGTACTACTAGATAAGCCATTGTGCGAAGCAGCAGTGCGCTATGCTAGTGAGGAATTACAAGAGATTGAGCAGATCGTTGCCGAAGTGACCGAGGGTGAAATCACCTCAGTTCGCAGCCCTAAGATGCGTGAGTGGGTCTTAGCGCGTGTCGGCGATGAAGCTAAGAAACTAATGGAAGTGTATAAAGATGGCGACAAGAAATATTCGATCGACAAGTCAGTTCGAGCTAACCTACTTATTCTTGCTGAAGAAAACCCCGATGAAATACCGCCGGAAGTTGCAGATGTTATCCAATGTGCGGACGACCTATGGGCGTCTAGTGTTGCGAAATTCAACCGATTAAAGGATTTAGCCGATGAAGAAGATAACCGAGTTCGTGGCGCGTTTGTGTTCGCTGGCGGGTCTGCCACAGGCAGAGCAAGTAGCTACGGCGCCCAAGTCCACAACTTCACCCGAAAGTGCGCTAAGGATCCTGATGCCGTTAGACAAGCTATGGTTAGAAGCCACGCAATTGTCCCTACCTTTGGACGACGTGTCACCGACGTACTCAAGGGAATGTTACGGCCAGCTTTGGTACCCGCTGTGGGAAAAACCCTCGTCGTTGCCGATTGGTCAGGAATCGAAGCTAGAGTTAACCCTTGGCTCTCCAATTGCGACGCCGGTATTCAGAAGTTATCGCTTTTTGCACGAGGCGAAGATGTCTATAAAGTCAACGCAGCAGCAACCTTCCACGTCCCTGTCGCTGACGTTAACAGTGAGCAACGGCAAATTGGTAAAGTCCAAGAGTTAGCCTGTGGCTTTGCAGGTGGCATTGGCGCGTTTGCTGCAATGGGCAGAGCCTATGGCATTTTGTTACCTGAGCCACAAGCTAAGCGCATGGTTGCAGGTTGGCGCATGGCAAACCCGTGGGCTACTCCGTATTGGCAAGACCTAGAAGAAGCGTACACAAGAGCAATGCGTAACCCTAAGCATGAGTTCACCGCAGGTAGGGTTTGTTATATGTACGATGGACAACATCTTTGGTATGCTCTACCTTCTGGGCGCGTTCTTTGTTATCCCTTTGCTAAGTTAGAAGCTGATGGTATTACCTACGCTAAATCAGCGTGGAAACCAGCAGCCGATGCAAAAGAATGGCCTAGAGCAAGACTATGGAAAGGTTTAGCCTGTGAAAACATCACCCAAGCAGTTGCCAATGATTTACTTAGACATTCTTTACGTCAATTGGATGGTGTGGTATTACACGTGCATGATGAAATTGTGGTCGAAACAGATAGACCAGAAAAAGTAATAAAGCAGATGCAAGAAGTGATGTGTACGCCGCCTGATTGGGCTAAGGGAATACCCCTAGGTGTAGAGATTCATTCAATGCAACGCTACGGTAAATAAAAAAACACCCCCTAGTGTTGAGCTAGGGGGCAACCCTCACGAAAGGTAGTCCATAAATGAACTTTGTTGAATATATCACTAATTTAGCCCCTGAAGGCGAAACGGCTTTAATTGTCAGACAAAAGCCACAGTTAGATGGCAATGGGATGTTGCAGTCCCATGCCGATGGCACGATAAAATGCACTTGGCCTGCGTTCTTGCCAACTGCCAAAGTTAAGAAGGATTGGGCGATTTACGGCAATACAGGCTCGTTTATCCTTGATCGCTTTGCCGATGGCAAGGTGTCAGCGTCTGCTGCTAATTGCGAATACGTCCTTGTGATGATGTTAGATGACATCGGCACCAAGTCCAAAGAGCCACCCCTTGCGCCTACATGGATCATGGAAACGTCCGAAGGATCATTCCAATGGGGTTACGCATTTAAAGAACAACCGACCAAGGGTGACTTTACCGCAGCTATCAAAGCGATTGCCAAGGCAGGCTACACCGACCCAGGCGCAACTAATGCGGTTCGTAACTTCCGCTTACCTGGCTCTGTCAATCTCAAACCTGGGCGCAATAGTTTTGCCTCTGTGCTAACCGAGTTCCATCCTGAGCGTGAATACAACTTAGAGGATATCTGCGCCGCCCTTGATGTGGTGCCTGACCCTGCTGACACGGCTACCAACGTAGCTATTCGCCTTGCTGACACCGGCAAGGATTCAGTAGTCACTTGGCTTAACGAGCAGGGGCTAATCATGTCGCCTGCCAATGGCGAGGGTTGGATGGCGATTGTCTGCCCTAACAATGCCGAGCATACTGACGGCAACATTGAAGGGCGGTACAAGCCCCTTGACCGATCATTCTGCTGTTTGCATGGTCATTGCGTTGACTTTAGTTCCCAAATGTTTCTTGATTGGGTAGCGGATAATGGTGGCCCTGAAGTTACGCATGGTCTGCGCGATGAGCTTTTAGCAGAAAAGATGAGCGATGCCCTGTCAAAATTAACCCCAAATGATGTTTACCGCGACACCGCAGCCGAGCTAATCGCTGAGGTTGAGCGCAAAGAACTTGGACGTATTGAGAAGGCTGAGTGGTACAACCGCTTTGCTTACATCCAGGACGATGAGTCCTACTTTGATATGCAAGACAGGCGCGAAGTCAGCCGCCAGACGTTCAACGCTTTATTTCGTCACATCCCCTGCAAGAGTATTCATACAGGGCGCAAGGTAGAGGCATCTATCTGTTTTGATGAGAACAGGCAAGCGATGGGCGCAAAAGCGCTTGTCGGTGTGACCTACGCAGCAGGTGAAGATGTCATTGTGACGCGTGATGGCGACCTGTTCGGTAACCGCTGGCGGGACGCTAGACCAGAGCTATCAGGTGCAAAAAACGAGAGCATCTCTATGTGGCTAGACCATTGTCGGGAGCTTGTACCTGAGCAGGCCGAGTTAGATCATATTTTTGATGTTATGGCTTTTAAGGTACAAAACCCCAAGATCAAAGTAAACCATGCAATCCTTCACGCAGGTGACGAAGGGTCAGGCAAGGATACTTTTTGGGCGCCATTCATTTGGGCGGTCTGTGGCGATCATTTAAAAAACCGCGGGATCATGGACAACAACTCTGTGACCTCCCAATGGGGCTATCAGCTTGAATCGGAAATTTTGATTATTAACGAATTAAAAGAGCCTGACGCAGCCACACGCAGACAGTTGGCAAACCAACTTAAACCAATCATCGCAGCCCCGCCTGAGATGTTGCCGATCAATCGCAAGGGTTTGCACCCATATATGATGGCGAACCGCCTGTTCGTGTTGGCTTTCAGCAACGACCCTGTGCCGATTAGTTTGGCTAGTCAGGACAGAAGGTGGTTTTGCGTGTGGAGTACGGCTGAACGCATGGAGCCTAAAAAAGCTAAAAAGATTTGGGATTGGTATAGAACGGGAGGGTTTGCCTGTATAGGAAAGTGGCTTATGGATCGGGATGTCAGCCAGTTCAACCCGAGCGCGCCTCCGATGTGGACGGAATTTAAGGCTAATCTGGTCGAGCATGGAATGAGCATGGCCGAGTCTTACCTCGTTGAAATGTTAAAAAACAAAACCGGAGAATTTTCTCGCGGTGTGATCGGTTCCCCTTTTCATTCTTTATGTGATCGCCTGGCGGGTCAAGCTCCAAGCGGGGTCAAAGTCCCTCAAGCTGCGTTACTCCATGCGCTCAAGGAAGCGGGGTGGATCGACTGTGGACGTATCAAGTCGCGCGAGTTTGATACTAAGAAGCACGTTTTCGCTTGCCCTGATATGGCTGATTTAGGTAAGTCTGAATTGCGTAGGCTGATCGAGGAGAACCCCCCGCCAAGGATGGTGATAGTCAAGTAAAAGAAAAGCCCCTGATTGAGGGGCTTTTTTATTAGAGGTCTAAGACCTCGGCAATAAGTAGGGCTATGACTAGCCCGCAAATGATTGCGATCATTCTCGCCCCCCTTGTGTTTGCCAATCGGCTAAATCGTCTTGAGCCTGATACATTGCGTCCGATATTTGCTCAACGTGCGCGGGTTGACCCGTGACGTGCTGATATATAAGCGCGTGTTTAAGGGCTACGCTTGGGCTATCGTGCGCGCTGATGAGCGTATTGTGTACGCTAAAAACTTGGTAAGTGTTCATTTGAAAATCCTTTTTTCTACGGTTCCGTTAACTTTTCGCGCGAATGTAGTCGCGTGGGCTTTGGTCGTAAATCTGCGACAGGCTAAGGACTCAATCCCGCCCATATAGGTTGTATAGGTGACTGACCACATGGTTAAGCCTCGGGATGGGGGTTATTAACGCAACATAGGGCTAAATCTAAAAGCATTTGCGCCTCTGATACTGTCAAGCCTCTATGCTCTGCAAATACTTCAATAGTTAGATAATTATTCCTAAAATCAAAATATTCGCTTACTAACTTTTCTCTTGTAATCATTCTGTTTCCTTTATAAAGTGTTCACAAATGCGGGCGAGGATCTCTACTGTTTCGTCAAAGTTAATTTGACCCTTGTCGTACTGTTCGTAAATGTCATTTACTGAGCCGTGTAGCTCATCAATAGGGTTGTATTTCATATTGTGTCCCGATCTCTAAAAGGTGTGTCTAGTTCGTATCTAAGTACGCAAACATCATCCGCAAACCACCAATTAGGCTCACAGTTGTATTGCTTGCCATGCTTACGCAATCCCTTAATTAGGGTCGCTTTCGCCCCCTCAGGGGTGTCGCTAAAAGCCTCAAAGGAGAAATTGCGACTGTCGTACCATGCTTTCCAAATTGATTTCATGCGCTCACCTCATTAGTCCAAAAGCCTTGGATGCACTTGGTTCCGTCATCTTCGAGCATATCGTCAACGGAGTTATATAGACCGACATATTCGTCAGAAATGGCTACGATCTTGCCATTAGATAAATGGAGGATGTCAACCATACAACCCCCGCCCGTGTTCCATGTTTCTTGTTTAGTGATGTGGTACATATCAAAACCCTCCCAATGCGCCATACGCGAGCATTGCGCCCAATAACGCGCCCATGATGCAAGCGCCCAAAACGTCCCATTTTGTTGGTTGTTTATTTTGCATGGTCAGCCTCATCCGCTTTAACGTCAAGATCAGAAGCCCAAGACTCTAAGTCATGTAAGCTCATTTCGCCTACTTCAATTTCTATTTCTTCGCCATCAACTGATGAGAACCAAAGGGCTTGGACTTCATCGGATCCAAGGCTAATAAAAAGCGTGAAGTTGTAATCTTCTAAATATAGATAGACATGACCTGAAGTCTTGTTCTCGCTTGCCTCGCCATAACCTGATAAATCCATCCCAAGATCAGACGCTTTTGTCAGTATTTTGGCGATCTTACGATACGCGTTGTTGCAGAGGTTTTCGTTAATTTGCATGATGTTTTCCTTTAATTTAGTGGACTAAATCGGCAAAGCTGCAAGCCGATATCTGATTGTAAAAGATTTCTTTACAGGATGTAAAGCGTTATTTGTAAAAAAGATACAAATAGTTTTGTGGACAATTTGGGCGCGTTTGTGGATAGCGTGTGGACAATGTTGTGGACAATGCCAAACCAGGTGGAAGGCTTTATTCTATAAGCTTGTGGATAATGTGGACAATTTAAAATAACCTATTCAATAGATATCACATATTTATATAGGACTTCGCGCAGATGTTACAAGTCAGCGACTTAAAACAGGTTGTCCACATTGTCCATATTGTCCACAAATTATCCTGCTTTTTCGCGCCCGCCCTTTTCCTTTTCCCAAAATCCTTTGTATTTGTGGACAAGTTGGACAACTTGAAAACAGATTGTCCACATTGTCCACAAATGTAAGCCCCGCGCCCCCGTGGACAAGTCCACATTGCCCACAAACTAAAAGGGAAAAGCAAAAGGGAAACGCCTGGCGCGCGGCCTTACGCGCCCGCCCGCTAAACCTTATTCTATATAGCTCTATGCAATTAATCGCCCGCTAAGCCTTATAGCTTGGGGCTACCTAGGGTTACCCACCCCCCTAGGGCCTTGCGCCCGGCTGTTGTGGCTAGGGAGGTTCCACGAACAATTTTTTTTCTATTAGCAAAAAGACCCCCTCTTTACAATCCTTGGTAAAAACTTTACAAACTTTTTAATTTTTATTTTTCAAAAAATCCGTTACACTCACGCGTATGTTCCAAAGCTTCCCCTACGAACCTCGCAAGCTCGAAGCCACAGAAGCACGGCTCGAAGCCATAATGAAAGCCGCCAAGCTCGGCCTCAAGGGTGACTCGTTGGCGTTAGCCGCCGGGATGACACCTACCGAATACAGGCAGTTGTGTTTGTTTGACCCCATCGCTGAATACGCAGAACTCAAAGGGAGAGCCGACGGTGAACGTGAGATGTCTGAAGTCTTGCATACTGCTGCAAAAGAAGGTGACGCCAAGTCAGCCCTCGCCATCTTGCAACACCAGCACGGGTGGGTGGCCAAACAGCAGCTTTCTATCGACGTCGAACAGCGCATCTCCATCACCGCTGCTCTCGAGCAAGCGCAAGCAAGAGTCATCGACGCCCTCACAGTTAGTGAACCTGAGAGCGTGACCTATACTGAGGTGCCAAATGCACGACTAACTGAAAGACAAAAAGCCGCCTAATGCAAACTACCCGCTACTCCGCGCAAGATGAACAAGAACTCATGGCACGGTTGTGGAGTCCTGCCATTAAAGACAACCCGCTAGCGTTTGTGATGTTTGCGTTTCCGTGGGGACAACAGGGTACGCCACTTGAGCATTTTTCTGGCCCTCGCAAATGGCAGCGCCAGGTACTCAACGACATTGGCGAGCATATCAAACAGAACAACGGGCAAATTGACTTTAACGTCTTAAGATTAGCCATTGCTTCTGGGCGTGGTATTGGCAAGTCGGCCTTAGTGTCCTGGCTAGTCCTTTGGATGATGACGACTCGCATCGGGTCAACGGTCATTGTGTCTGCTAACAGCGAAAGTCAGCTACGCTCAGTCACTTGGGCCGAGATTACTAAGTGGTCGTCTATGTCGATCAACACCCACTGGTGGGAACTATCAGCCACCCGCGTCATGCCTGCTAAATGGTTGACCGAATTGGTCGAGCGTGATCTGAAGAAAGGCACCCGCTATTGGAACTTGGAAGGTCGCCTATGGTCGGCTGAGAATCCTGACTCGTTTGCCGGTGTGCATAACTATGATGGGGTAATGGTTGTGTTTGATGAGGCGTCTGGTATTGACGACTCCATCTGGGCGGTGACTTCAGGGTTCTTTACAGAGAACACACCCAACCGCTTTTGGTGTTGTTTCTCCAACCCGCGTCGCAACACGGGCTATTTCTACGAAGCGATTGAAGGTAGCAAGCGTGACTTTTGGCAATCTAGGCAGGTTGACGCTAGAGATGTAGAAGGCACCGACAAGAACGTGTACAACCAGATCATTGAAGAATACGGCCCTGACTCGTACCAGGCGCACGTTGAGGTTTATGGTTCGTTCCCTTCAGAAGGTGACGATCAGTTCATACCATCATCCCTAGTTGACGATGCAATGAAACGGGAAAAGTGGCAAGATGACTCCGCGCCCATCGTCATTGGGGTAGATCCAGCACGGTTCGGCTCAGACTCAACAGTTATTGCAGTGCGTCAAGGACGGGACATCGTAGAGATTCGCAAGTTTAAGGGTGACGATACGATGGTTGTGGTCGGCCATGTGATTGAAGCAATCGAGCAGTACAGCCCAGCAGTTGTGGCGATCGACGAAGGCGGTCTTGGCGCGGGGGTAGTTGACCGACTCAAAGAACAACGCTACAAGATACGGGGTGTGAACTTTGCGAACAAGTCAAGGAACCCCATGATGTACGGCAATATGCGCGCCCAAATATGGGGGCAGATGAAGGATTGGCTCAAATCCGCGTCTGTACCAAAAGAGAAAACGCTCAAGACCGACCTCATCTCACCGATGATGAAGCCTGACTCTAAGGGTGCTATCTTCCTAGAGTCTAAAAAAGACATGAAGGCTAGAGGTTTATCCTCACCTGACAGCGCCGATGCTATTGCGCTGACCTTTGCGTTTCCTGTTGCAAACCGTGGCAATAGCACTACAATCCGAAAATCAACATACCAATCACAGGGCTTAGCCCTTAACTCATGGATGGGATCATAATGGCAACTAAACCTGGACTTTACGCAAACATTCACGCCAAGCAAAAGCGCATCGCCGCTAGGTCTGGCGAAAAGATGAGAAAGCCTGGCAGCGCAGGTGCGCCCACAGCGAAAGACTTTAAACAGTCAGCAAAGACCGCCAAAAAAGGTAAATGATATGTTTAAGACGCTACTAGAACTTTTTAGCTTTGGTCGCAAAAAACCGCAGATACAGGAGAAACCATGCCCCTCAAGAAAAGCCCCAGTAAAGAAGCCTTCCGTCAAAACGTCCGCGCCGAAATCAAAAGCGGCAAGCCCGTCAAGCAAGCGGTCGCCATCGCCTACAGCGTCAAAGAAAAAGCCAGTAGTAAAAGCAAAGGTAAAAAGTAAAAAATGAGTTTAAAGCCCTTAAGTAATTGTGTTCTAATTCGTCAAGACATAGAAAAATTATCACAATTAATAGTTTTACCCCAAAGTAAATTATTTAGCGGTATCATTGTGGCAATTGGTGAAGGTAAGAAAAGTCCTAAAGGACATATTGAACCTATGAACGTCAAAGAAGGCGACCATGTGCTATTCGGTGAGTTCTCCGGGCAAAAGGTCACAGTCGATGGCGAGGAACTGCTTATGATGCGTGAGCCTGATGTGATCGGAATACTAAATGGCGTATGACCAAACTTCAATGAATATCGTTGGCAAAGTAGCCAACGTAGGCAGTAACCCCACCTCTACACCTGATGATAAGTCAGATGATTTAGCGACAATGCGCCATCGTTTTCAGATGGCAATGTCTGCGTATTCAGAGAGTCGTGAGGATGAGCTAGATGACCTTCGATTTATGGCTGGTTCTCCAGATAATCAATGGCAATGGCCTGCTGACGTATTGGCAACTCGTGGATCTGTTCAAGGGCAGACCATCAACGCAAGACCTTGCCTTACTATTAACAAGCTGCCACAGCACGTCCACCAAGTAACAAACGAACAACGTCAGAACCGACCCTCTGGGAAAGTGATCCCTGCGGACGATAAAGGCGACGTTGAAGTAGCTGAGATTTTTGAAGGTATGGTTCGCCATATCGAGTATATGTCTGACGCCGATGTGGTGTATGACACCGCTTGCGAGAACCAAGTGACATACGGCGAAGGCTATTTCCGCATTTTGACTGAGTTCTGTAATGATGACTCATTTGACCAAGACATTTCCTTAGGCCGTATTCGTAACGCGTTTAGCGTTTACATGGATCCGATGATCCAAGACCCTGCGGGTTGCGATGCCGAATGGTGTTTTATTAGCCAAGACATTGAAAAAGACGAATATGAGCGTCAGTATCCTGATGCCGCGCCCATTACATCCATTATGTCCCAAGGTGTAGGCGATCAATCCCTATCCCAATGGATTAATGAAAACACCATTCGTATTGTTGAGTATTTTTACTACAAACACACCCCGACTAAGCTGAACTTGTATCCTGGCAACCAATCATTTTTTGATGGCAGCCTTGAAGATAAAAATATGAAAGAAATGGGTCTAAAACCCATTAAATCCCGCACGGTAGACGTCAAAAAAGTCATGTGGATGAAGTCCAATGGCTATGAAGTTCTACAAGAGCAAGAGTGGGCGGGCAAATGGATTCCTGTGATCCGTGTTGTAGGTAACGAATATGAAGTAGATGGCCGTATTTATGTGTCTGGTTTGGTTAGAAACGCCAAAGATGCACAGCGTATGTACAACTACTGGGTATCTCAAGAGGCAGAAATGCTTGCATTGGCTCCAAAAGCACCGTTTATCGGTTATGGCGGTCAATTTGAGGGATATGAGAACCAATGGAAAACCGCTAATACGACCAATTGGCCGTATTTAGAGGTAAACCCCGATGTAACCGATGGAATGGGCGCAACTTTGCCCCTTCCACAACGCGCCCCGCCTCCTTTGGCACAAACTGGATTGATCCAAGCCAAAATGGGCGCGTCTGATGATATCAAGTCCACTACTGGACAGTATGACTCGAGCTTAGGCGCCACAAGCAACGAACGCTCGGGGAAAGCTATTCTTGCCCGCGAACGCCAGGGCGATGTGGGTACATTCCATTACGGCGACAACCTAACTAAAGCAATTCGCTTTGCAACCCGTCAGTTAATTGACCTTATTCCTAAGATTTACGACACTGAGCGTATTGCCCGTATCGTTGGCGTGGATGGTGAAGTGTCAATGGTCAAGTTAAACCCTGACCAGCCTGAACCAGTTAAGAAAATTACTGACGAAGCAGGCATTGTGATTGAAAAAATCTACAATCCTAGCGTAGGTGTCTATGATGTGGTTGCTACTACAGGCCCAGGCTACATGACTAAGCGTCAAGAGGCGATGGAAGCAATGGCACAGATTTTGCAAGGCAATCCTCAGTTATGGGCGGTTGCTGGCGATCTATTTGTTAAAAATATGGATTGGCCTGGCGCTCAAGAGATGTCTAAGCGTTTGGCTAAGACGATTGATCCTAAACTTTTGTCTAATACCGACGAAGATCCAGCCTTGCAAGCCGCCCAACAGCAGATTCAAGCGATGGGTCAGGAAATGGAAGGTATGCACAAGATGCTTGCCAACGTCGGTAAGTCTATTGAGATGCAAGACTTGGAGCGTAAAGACTTTGAAGCCCAAATCAAACTATTTGATGCTGAAACTAAGCGTTTGGCTGCCGTTCAAGCCTCTATGTCACCTGAACAAATCCAAGACATTGTGTTGGGTACTGTACATGGCATGATGACAAACGGCGATTTAGTCAACGAAATGCAACGTGACACCGCAATGGATATGCAAGAAGAAGAACAAAGAGAACAGCAGATGGAACAGCCACAAGGCCAACCTATGCCGCCTCAAGGTCAACCAATGCCTCCTGAACAAATGCCACCACAAGGGATGCCACAATGAAAGCAGCCGATTTTGTAGGAATTTTATTCCTAGCCCGTGATGTAACCC